AAATACTTTATGTTTGACAAGGAAAGATCTGGCTCGGGTACGCGGGAATGGTCGGAATATAGCCACAACATCGGCCGTGGCTGCTCGAATAACTGCCTGTATTGCTACGCCCGGGCTGATGCTGTGCGATATCGGATGATAAAAAATATCTCCGACTGGCCCACTGAAACCCTCCTCAAAAATGCCTACCTCAAATCCTACCCCAAAAAGAACGGGGTAATCATGTTTCCCACTACTCACGATATTACCCCGTTCTACCTGCCTCATTTTATCCGCGTGGCCTTGTTGCTCCTGGAGAAGGGGAATCATCTCCTGATTACGTCGAAGGCCTCCCTGGTTTCAATGTCGCTGATGGCTGCTACGTTTCTGGATTATCAGGACCGCGTTCTATTCCGGGTGACTATTGGCTCGTTGGACGATGGCGATTGCTCATTCTGGGAGCCGGGGGCGCCATTGCCAGCGGAGCGGCTCGCGGCTCTGCGGGTGGCCCGGGAGGCGGGTTATGAAACGTCGGTGTCGATTGAACCGATGCTGGCCGGCAGGGATGAAACGATGCAGGTTATTTATGAGGTTTATCCGCTGGTTTCTGAAACGATCTGGGTGGGGAAAATGAATAGGGTCCGGAGCCGGGTTAATATGATGACGCCGGAAAATGCGGCTGCGGTGGAGGGAATCGAGGTACTCCAGTGCGATGGGCAGATCCTGCGGCTGGTGGAGGATGTGCGGCGGTTCGGGATGTATAAAGTGAGGTGGAAGGATTCGATAAAGGCAATTATGAAGGATGAAAGGTTGATCGAGGCGGTTTGTCTGGTGTTCCCCGATGGCAGTGTCCAATGGTTCGAGGCCGAGGAGGGCCAGGAACATATGAGGGGCCTGATTGCCAAATGGAAGGAGCAGCACCCGGAGTTTGAGGGAACCGATTGCGCTATGGGAGCCGTTCATATCAAGATGCCTATGAAGGCGTTTTTAGAAACGCAGATCAAGGTAACGAGGTGATCCATGCCAAAGGACGGGATATCGATGGAGGAGAGGAATGACGAGTGGGGGAAGGGCTGTGTTGTTGACGGAAAACGATGTTTCGACTGCGGAGACTGCTGTGATGATGAGCCCGTCTATGACCCCTGCAATGAAGGTGGCAGCTCTATATCTGACGGTTTCGCTGGGATGCGTGGAGGCGGTGCTGGCGACGGAAAGAAGGGGTAGCGCCAGGCACACGAAACTTTGTAACCTGATCGATCATGTCAACCGGGTTGTGGATATTTACCGACTGGAGGCGTTTCCCCTGGAGGATATGCGCAATGCCGGGGCGCTGATCGACCTGGTGAATGATCAACTGAAATCGATGTATTCCGAGGTTAACTGAATGGCACGAATCCGCACGATCAAGCCTGAATTTTGGACTGACGACGCAATCACCGAGTGCTCGACGAGTGCTCGGCTATTATTCATCGGCATGTGGAATTTTTCCGACGACAACGGGAATATCGATAGGTCGGCAAAACAATTAAAGATGAAGATTTTCCCGGCGGACAATATCGACGCCGAGCCATTACTCCAGGAACTGCTGGCACAGAACCTAGTGATCGAATACCAAGCGAACGGTTGTTTATTCCTGCATATTCGCGGGTTTGCAAAGCATCAGAAGGTTGATAAACCATCAAAATTCTCGCTCCCTTTGTACTCGGATTCGCTGAGGACTCAACGAGTAGTCAGCGAGGACTCAACGAGTAGTCAGCGAGGACTCGCGCCTGAAAGTAAAGTAAAGGAAGGTAAAGGAATAGTAAAGGAAGAAGCAGCAGCAGGAATTACCAGTGAAGGTAATTTGAACGAGGGAACGGCAAAAGGCGTTGTTGAAGAAAAGCAAGAACCGGAAAGGCAGCCGGTTTTGATTTTGGTTGGTGAACAGGAACGAATGCCGGTCAGTGAGGCGCTGGACCTGAGCCGGAAAAGCCTTGGGCGGTTGATGGAGACGGCAGGTCAGGTGACGATTTTACAGGATATCTGCCGGTATTACTCTCCGGAGCGCATCCGGGAGGCGTTTGCAGCGGCGCAGGCTTCTGCCGTGGGAAATCTGGGCTGGGTGCTGAAGCGGCTGGAGGCTCGCGGCCGGGATTCGCCGCGGATGACCAAGGATGATGAACGGCGTCAGAGGAACAGCGAGGCTGCACGGGAATTCTGCGCGGAGGTGAGTGGACATGACGGCAAATGATGGCAAGGGTTATGCGACGGGGATGAACCTGCTTGCTGAGGTGTTTCGAGGGCAAGGGGGAGATGTGCCGAAGATGCGGCTGGCGGTTTATTTCGAGGCGCTGAACGCCGAAGGGGTGTCGCTGAGGCAGTTCGAGTTTGCGGTGAAGCGGCTGATCCAGACCAGGAAGAGCCCGTTTTTCCCTGTGCCCGGCGAGATCGTGGAGGTTGCGCGACAATGCCCACGGCTGGCCCTGGCTGCCGGCGTGGACACGCCTCTCCTTCCACGGGTGCCGATTTCGCTGGAGCAACGCAGGGCGGATATGGAACGGCTGAAGCTGTTGAGGGTAAAACTGGACGAGCTGGACCGGGATCACGGTACGCACATTGCGGCGAAGGTGTGCGGGGAGGAGGTGATGGATGGCGGATGAGGAGCGGTTTTGCGCGTGGCGGAGGTGCGGGAAGGTGTTGGTTCAGGGGGAGCATGAGAGGTTGTCGATGTTTCGGGCACGGATTACCTGCGGCCATGTTTGTGGAGGCAAGCTAACTGCGGCGGCGAGGGTTAAGCATGGAACTATCCGGGCTTGTCCCAAACCGTATGAGGCGAATCTGAAGCCGGAGGTGCGGTTGCAGGTGGATGAACTGGCGGCGGAGATGCTGCGCAAGCGGATGATGCGGGGGGCGCTGAGATAAGGCAGGCTGATCCTCCTTCGCGATGAACCTGCTTCGGCGGACAAGGGAAGTGCAAAAGCGGTTCGGGAAATATCCCGGCCGCTTTTTGTTGATTTCACAACTGTTGTGAAGATTTTTCTTGCAATCGGCGGGATGTTATTGTAACTCCTGAAATATGAGCGAGATGAACGAAAATAGCCAGGTGCCTGGGCAAATGGTGCTATTCCGAGAGGTGATGCAATGTGAAACCAGACGGCTGAAGAGCCTCGCAAAAGAGCGTTTTTGTTGGGAGTATGTCACGAGTGGGGGGAAAGCCCCTGATTCGTATTTGGCAACGATCAATCCCAGTGTGGACAGGGTCCAGGCGTCGAAGAATGCGTCGAAACTTTTGAATAATGGAGAAATTAGGAGAAGAATCGACGAGATAGCGCAGATCATCAGGCAGAAGTACATGAACGAGGTTATTGCGTTCCGAGCGAAGACCCTGAATTTCGATCCCGGGCTGTTTTTTAAGAACGGAAGTCTGCTCCGAGTGCATGATCTGCCGGAGGATCTGCGGAAGGGGATCGGCCTGGAGGCGAAGATCGTCGACGGCTGTCTCCATTACCTGCCGGTTTTCCCGTCGCCGGAGAAAGCGGCCGATGCGCTGCAGAAGATTTTCGAGATGAACAAGGAAGGTCTGGCGCTGACCGGCCCGAACGGAGTACCGCTTGGAGATGGCATTACCGACATTGAACGAGCTTCGCGACTTGCTGCAATACTTGACACCGCAAGAACGCGACGAGATGGACAAGATCCTGCTGGCGGGGACGCCCCGGTGGGTGCCTCTGCCGGGTCCGCAGAGTGAGGCGTATTACTGCGAGGCGGATGAGCTGCTGTTCGGCGGGGCTGCCGGCGGGGGTAAGACCGACCTGGCCCTCGGGCTGGCTCTCACTCAACATCAGATTTCGGTAATTTTCCGTCGCGAGGGTGTCCAGCACAAGGGAAACATCGAGCGGCTTGCGGAGATACTCGGCACTCGGGACGGCTTCAACTCGCAGGACCATATCTGGCGGACTAGCGGCAGGCTGATAGAGCTGGGCGCATGCAAGGACCCGGGGGACGAGGAGAAACACCAGGGGAGGCCGAAGGATCTGATCGTTTTCGATGAGATCTGCCATTTCCTGCGGATTCAATACCTGTTCCTGAAGGGTTGGAATCGAACGACGAGACCCGGCCAGCGTTGCCGGGTGGTTTGCACCGGAAACCCGCCGACAACGGCGGAAGGTCAGTGGGTGATTAAGCACTGGGCTCCATGGCTGGACAAGACGCACCCTAATCCGGCTCTGCCGGGGGAGCTTCGCTGGTTCGCGGTTCTGAACGGGGAAGATACGGAACTGCCGGACGGTCGGCCGTTCATGCACAAGGGAGAGTTGATAACGCCGAAGTCGCGGACGTTTATCCCCTCAAAGGTTTCGGATAACCCGTTTCTGGTGGAGAGCGGCTATATTTCGACGCTCCAGGCGCTGCCGGAGCCTCTCAGATCGCAGATGCTTTACGGTGATTACCTGGCAGGGATGGAAGACGACCCTTGGCAGATAATCCCGACTCAGTGGGTGGAACTGGCAATGGCCAGGTGGAAAGAGGGCGGCATGCAGGGACCGATGACATCAGTTGGGCTGGACGTTTCCAGGGGCGGGAAGGACAAGAATGTTGTCGCTCCCCGTTACAGTTCCTGGTATGACCGCCTGATTACCACTCCCGGCAAGGAAACGCCGAACGGCGCGGCCTCTGCCGGACTTGCCATGGCGCACCGAAAGGATGGCGCCGTGGTCAATGTGGATGTGATCGGGGTCGGGTCGAGCGCGTTTGATCACCTGATCGACAACGGTGTGCCGGTAAAACCGATTAATGGGGCGGAAGGGAGTACGCGGACAGACCGAAGCGGTCAGCTACGATTTGTCAACAAGAGATCGGCGCTGTACTGGGGATTCCGGGAAAAACTTGACCCGGAGCACGGTTCCGATGTGGCACTGCCGCCGGACAGCGAACTGAAGGCGGATCTGTGCTCCGTGAAGTGGAGACCGACAACACGCGGGATCCAGGCCGAGAGCAAGGACGACATTTTCAAACGCCTGCGGAGATCGACTGATAAGGGAGACGCGGTTATTTACGCCTCCGATGATTCCGAGGGGATTTTCGACCGGGCAAACCTGAAGTTTATGGAGGTCAGGCCGGAGACGCTGAACATCTACATCCTGGTGAGCAGGGCGTCGTCACGGCGGGCGGGCACCGATAACACGGCGATCGCGGTTATCGGAATCGACGCAGCGCGCAACAAGATCCTGCTGGACGGCTATTGCCATACCCTGACCCTGGAGGAACGCTACCTGGCGGTGAAGAACCTGCGCCGTTACTGGACGGAGCAGAAGGGCATTCAGATTGTTTCAGTCGGTTATGAGCGGCTCACCTACCGGTCTGATATCGAGTTCTGCGAGCAGCAGATGGAGCGGGACAAGGTTTGCTTTCAGATTGAGGAGCTTGTCTGGCCGCAGGATAACGATGAGGCGGAGAAGGACCGGATCCGCAGGCTTACGGCTGATTTTTCCCGGAAGGCATTTTACCTGATCGCCAAAACGGAGCGCGACACGACCCTTCAGGCGAAGTTCCGGAGCAGCGGCAAGGCCCACCTGATCCGCCAGCCGACGAAGCGCAAAGACCAGAACGGACAGGTCTATTCCCTGAACAACAAGTTTACCAACGAATATCTGGTTTATCCTTCGGTCCCCTACGCCGATATGCTGGATGCCTGCTCCCGGATTTACGACATGGATTACAGCGCTCCGCAGATCGTAGACGACAGGGACCTGGAACCCCAGGATTGGAGTGAGTGATGTCAGACGCCCCGACTTTTACAACTATCCAGTGGAGAGAAATTGTCGAAAGGGTTGACCCTGAGCCGGAAGATACCACGGAGTACGAGTTTTCCAACGGCAGGAAGTTCAAGCGTGAGTCAGATGGGAAACTGCATGGAGAAATCTGACCAGGACGATTACGAAAAGCTCCCCGCCTCGATCCAGGCCATATATTCCCGCAAGGAATGGCTCTGGCTGTCGGATGCCGAGAAGGCGGGGCTGGTGGAGCGTGAATGCGAACCGGAGGTTTATGATGATTAATGTTGATGATTCCCTTCAGAGGATTCTTTTTCCGCAGGATGTCATGCTCCAGACCGAGCTGGAAAAGGTGCTCCACCGCCATTACCCTGGCCATGCATGGTCTGTTGACTGTAACATCCGCCAGGGGATGATCAATGTCCATAACCTTTTCCTTTCCGGGATGTACGGTTTTCGGCTGAAGCTGCACGGCGCATTTTCGGCATCACAGGTGGAGCATGATGTGATGATGGCGGGCGGGGAACTGCTGGAGAGATACCGATTGACCAGGGGAGAGTTTAACGTTGAGAAATGGTGCGGTCTGCGCACCGATTTCGCGGGTAACCTGATTGCCGATAGGGGCTGAAATGATCACTGACATCGCCACCAGGTCAAATGTAGATCAGAACCAATACCGGGAATGGCTTGAGCTTGCCGACAATTCCTTCAGTACATCCTCGTCATGGTTTGATTTAAATGTCCGCCCTGAAGTCGAAAAGAACCTGCGCCAATTCCAAAGCCTCCACCCGCAGGGCTCTAAATACCTCTCCAACGATTACAAGAACCGGTCGAAACTATTCAGGCCCAAATCCCGGGCGGTGTTGAGAAAGAGCGAGGCGGTCTGCGCCGGTGCTTTCTTTTCATCGGAGGATGTTGTCGCGATCCGTCCGATGAATGAACGGGACCCGTTCAACCTGATGGCCGTGGATTTTTTCAAGGAGCTCCTGCAGATACGTCTGACCCGGCCTTTTCCTGTCGGCATCCCATGGTTTATGACGCTTGTCGGCGCGTTCCAGGAAACGAACGTTTGCGGCGTGGTCGTCTCGAAGCAGGAATGGCATGTGGACGAGAAGAAGGGTATTGACCGCCCGCGCATAATCCTGCGCCCAGTGGAGAATGTGCGAATCGATTCCGCGGCCGACTGGACGGACCCGGTTAATTCGTCGCCGTTTCTGATCGACATGATCCCCATGTATGTCGGCGATATCAAAAAAAGGATGTCCGACTCCACGCCTGAAGACGAGAGATGGTTCCCCCTTTCCGAGGCCGATATCCGCAGCGCCGTATCCAATTCATTCGATTCTACCCGGCAGGCCCGTGAAGGCCAGGGCCGCACGGACAGCAAGGAGACGTCGAACGCCATCACCGATTATACTATCGCCTGGGTCCACGACAATATCATCTCCAGGGACGGGGAGGATTACGTTTACCAGACCCTGGGCACCAGGTACATGCTGAGTGAGCCGAAGCCGCTGGCCGAAGTCTATGCCATGGGGATACGACCCTATGCCATGGGGATATCCATCCTTGAGGCGCATAGGGTGTACTCCACCGCCAAGATTGCCCTGGGACGTGACACTCAGAAGGAGGCTAACGAGATCAGCAACGAGCGCCGGGACAATGTGAAGCAGATGCTTAACCCGCGCTGGAAGGCGTTGAAGGGAAAGCAGGTCGATCTGCGCAGCCTGACCAGGAATGTCCCTTCGTCCGTTACGCTCCTTACTAACCTGACGGACGCGGAGATGATCGAAACGCCAGATGTGACCGGTGAAAGTTTCGCCGAGCAGGACCGGGTGAATGGTGATTTTGACGAGGTTATGGGGAACTTCTCATCCGGCAGCGTCCAGAACAACCGCCGGCTGAATGAAACGGTGGGCGGGATGGATCTCCTATCCATGGATGCAGATATTGTTGGGGAATATGACCAGAAGGTTTTTGTCGAGACTTGGGTGGAGCCGGTTCTTCGCCAGATGATAAAGCTGGAAAGACGCCACGAGACGAACGACGAGGTTCTGCGTATGGCCGCGATGGCTGCCGGAATCAAGGAGGAGGATATCAGCGAAGGGTTGATAGACCTGCTCCTGAATCAGGAGGTGCTCCTGAATGTCAACGTGGGGATAGGATCCACGAATCCTCAGAAACAGTTGGACCGGTTTGTTACGGTGACCAAGTCGGCGCTGGAACTACTTGGAGACAGGGTAGCGGGGAAACTCAAGGTCGATGAGGTGATTAAGGAGCTCTACGGCAAGGCCGGGTACAAGGACGGCGCCAGGTTCTTTGATCTGTCGGAAAAGCAGGCCGACCCGATGGAGGCGCTACAGGCGGCGGTTGTCCAGGCGAAGGTGGAACTTACCCAGGCGCAGACGAAGAAGACGCTGGAGGATGCGGAGCAGTCGAAGGCGGCGAAGGTGGTCAAAATGGTCGAGGCGCTTTATTCCGCCATGCAGACTGCGCAGACTGCCGTTACCGTGCCGGGGGTTGCGCCGACAGCGGACGCTATAGCCAAAAGCGCCGGCTACGTTGACCAGGACCGCGCTCCGATCTATCCGGACCAGCAGGGAGTTGTCGAGGCCGCGCCGGTTCCGGAAGTTCGGGAGAATACGTCTCCCATGTTTCCGCCTCAACCGATAGGCCCGGGCGAAGGGATGATGAAGGGGATTGAAACTCAGGACAATGACGGGGTGAATGAATGAGTGAAGCGGCGCAGGAAACGTTTTTGAGCACACTGTCTGAAGACGCGCAGAGATTCAAGGCATCGAAACTCGGTATCTATCTGGACCTCCGGGCAAAAGAGGTATTGGCCGAAGCTTTGGAAGGATTGAAAAAGGTTGATCCTGAAGACAAGAAAACCATAACCAGGCTCCAGTCTGACGCATGGAAGGCGGAGAGCTTTATGGACTGGCTTGATGAACTTATCGAGGCAGATAATGCGGGGGCAGAAGCCGTGCCTGATTACGATGAGTAGTTTCACCTAGTCCATTCACAACTATTGTGAACGACAGGGATTATAAAAAAAGCGAGGTAATGAAAATGGGCAACGCCATCCATACGGACGCGGACGACCACGAAGAACAGGATGAATTATTGGAAGAAAAAGTAAGAGAAGAAGGGGAAGAGCGCCCCCTTTCGCAGCGGGAACTTATGCTGGAGCATATCGCGGCATCCCGCGAACAGGAGATGCTGAAGGAAAATCCAGCCGATGAAGAGCCGGCTGCGAAAGAAAAAGGCGCGGATCAGTTGGCTTCCAACCGGAAATTCCGGGTGAAGATTGACGGCCAGGAGCTCGAAGTCTCAGAGGAAGAACTGATCAAGGGATATCAGAAGGAGACATCGGCGGACAGGAAACTCCGGGAGATTTCCGATATCAGGAAAGAACTCCAGGCGGAGAAGGCCGAACTCGACGTGCTGAAGGAACAGCTTACCCGCCAGGTGCAGCCCGTAGTAAAAGAAGAGACCACCGATGGCGGCGAGGTTGACGAGTTTCAGGAGGCTTACGACCTCTCCCTGGAGGGAGATCCCAGTAAACTGCTGGCGCTCATGAAGCAGGGTTCCGGCAAAAAAGACATCTCGGCGGAAGAGCTTGACATTATCGTTGAGGAGCGCCTGAGCAAGAGGGAGACCGACCGCGAGCACAAGTGCGCCGAAGAAGCATTCAAGACGGATTATCCGGAGATATTCGGGAACCCGCACCTTCTTTCGGCGGCGAATGAGCGATATTTCGCAAAGGTTAATGAGGGGAAACCACTCAAGGAGGCCATGCTGGAAGCGGGGAAGGAAACCCGTGAATGGCTGGCGGAGATGGCCGGAGTCCGCAAACCGGATGTCGTAACGAGGGAAGACAGGCTGAAGAACAAATCACGCATTTCCAACCTCCCTATAAGGGGAGCTCGGGCAGTGACGCAGGTTGATGACGACGATAAACCGCAGGATCAAAGTTCGATCATTGCGGAGATGAAGGCCTCACGCGCGTAACTGCCCCATAAGGAGAAAGTACCATGGGACAATTGTGGATTGATCATTCGGCGGACGGATATATGGCCTCCCCGAGACTTTCAAAGGTGCTGCGCTTTGCCGTGAAGCCCAAATGCAAATTCCGCCAGTTCGCAGACGTAAAAGACGCGGCGATTCAGGGCAAAGGCAAGGGCGATACCTTCCACTGGAACATCTATTCCGACCTGGCCACGCAGGGAACGACACTGACTGAGACCGACGTGATGCCGGAAACCAGCTATGCGGTCACCCAGGGGACGATGACGATCACGGAATTCGGGAACAGCGTTCCTTACTCCGGAAAACTGGACGATCTGTCCGAGATCCCGGTGAAGGATATTATCACCAAGAACCTGAAGAAAGACGCCTACCGGGCTTTCGATATCGCCGCTCACGCCGAATTCAAACGGACCAAGTTGCGCATTTGCCCGACAGGCGGAACGTCAACCGAGGCGATTACCCTCACCACCAACGGCACATGCACCGCCACCAACTCCATCGCCCTGGGCCTCCTGCATGTAAAAACCATCTCCGACCTGATGAAGGAACGGGATGTGGAGCCGTACACCGGTGATGACTATATGGCCATCAGCCACCCGACCACCTTCCGCCCCTTCAAGAATGATCTGGAAAGCGTATACAAATACACCGAATCCGGTTTCGACAGGATTTTCAACTCCGAGATCGGCAGGGCCGAAAACGTCCGCTTCGTAGAACAGACTTTCATCCCCAAGGGAGGCGCCGCCAACTCCACCACCTGGAACCCCAACACCCGCACGGCGGATGCCTGGGACAACGGTAAATCTTCCTGGGTATTCTTCTTTGGCGATGATGCAGTCGCCGAAGGGGTAGCCGTAGCCGAAGAAATCCGGGGCAAGTTGCCGTCGGATTACGGCCGGTCAAAGGGTGTCGCCTGGTATGCGCTGGAGGGCTTCGCCCTTGTCCATTTCGGGGATGTCGCCAACGAGAAGGTTTTTATGTGGGATTCGGCGGCATAGATAGAGGCAGACTGATCCGCCGTCGAAATCAAAGAATCGGCGCATACGCGCAAGCGGCCTTCCCCGCGTGACGTGATTTCTTGCTGGGAGGCAGCAGGGAAAGGAGAAATAAGATGGCAAAGAAAATAAGAGCCTACGATGATGCGGCTTACCGGGCAAGATACAGCACGATGATAAACATCTCCGCGGTAGCGGCATCCATACCCGCAGGCAAGTTCATCGCCTTCGCGGCATGCAAGATCAAGTCGCTGAAGGCCGCAGTCAATATTGCCGGGACCAATGCAGCAGCCGGCTATGACATCTACAACGGCACGACTTCAATCGGCGAGTTTGTCTGCGGGACCAGCACTGCGGGATCTCTCATAACAGAAGTGCTCCCCACTGCCATTACCGGCGCCATGGCAGAAGATACAATCCTCGATTTCAGGACCAAGGCGAACAGCGCCACACTGGCCGCTACCATTTCGGTTGAATACGAAATCACCCCGGTCGCGAATATCACCTATTAAGCGGTATAAAAACATTATTCAAATGAGGCAGGGGCGGCACAGAGCCCCTGCCATCTTCCAAAGGAGATAACGATGAAGCAACTTGACAGGAACAGGAACTATGCGGAAATCTGGGGGGATAGCGAGGACGGCCACAAGTTCGAACAGGACGGCTTGAAGTTCGGGCCGGATGGGACGGAAATGCAGGAGAAAGGTAAAAAGGAAAAGGTGACAGAAAACCAGAAACCTGCTGCTATCGAAACAACTGAGGCCATTCCTTCTAAAGGTGATGCCGATGAAATGAAAATAAAAGGCTCTGCCGAACCTGCAACGGAGACCATACACCTCGAAGGTGATGCCGATGAAATGAAAATAAAAGGCTCTGCCGAACCTGCTTTGACTTTTGGGCATGGGCACAAAGAGACACACGGAGCAAAGAAGTGACCTGGAGCCTTGAAAATTCCTGCGGCTTCGAATCGCGCAAGATCAAGTATCTTATCCCCCGCTATACCCGTGGCCGTGGCCTGGAGATCGGCTGCGGCCAGGAGAAGGCTTATCAGCACTTCATTGGCGTGGATAACGGCCACCATTTCGGCAAAGGCGCCGCCGACATTGTAGCGCAGGCGGATGACCTTTCCATGTTTGCCGATGAATCCATGGATTTTGTTTTTTCATCCCATGTGCTGGAGCATATGGTGGATATGGGCAAGGCCCTGAGCGAGTGGGGCCGGGTAATCAAACCGGGCGGTTACCTGGTCCTATACGTCCCCTCCGCCAATCTCTACCCGAAAATGGGGGTGCCTGGAGCGAATCCGGATCATAAGCATGATATCTACCCAGGAGATATAGAGAAGATGTTAGAGGATGGAGTGCCCCACTGGGAAGAGATTGAATCGGAAGAAAGAAATCAAGATAACGAATACTCTCTGTTTGAAGTTTATCGGAAGGTGAAGCCATGACGGTGACTGTCTATGGGTTGGCATCATCCGAGGATGGGATTATCCGTTATATCGGACAGACGGTACAGCCAGCAAATTCCAGGTTGAGACAACATATTTGGGAGGCCACAAGAAGGAAGGGGTTAAATGGCAAAAGCCGTAGAGTCTGGAACTGGATAGCGTCAGTCCTGAAAAAAGATCACAATATTTCAGCTATAATCCTTAATCCCGACTCAGTATTACATGAGACTGAGATGAATTTCATCAAAGAGTATCGTGAAAATGGATATGACCTTATCAATGCAACAGATGGTGGGGAAGGGACGGTAGGGTATAAACTACATATGAAGCGGCCTTGGGTTTCTGAAATGAACCGAAGTAGGGCAGGAATTAAAACCAAACCGTTATCAGAAGAACATAAGGCAAAAGTGTCAGCAGGTAACAAAGGGAAAAAACATCCCTGGCTGGTTGAAAGAAATAAACTTCTAACAGGCAAACCGGGAAGGCCGCAAACAGATGAAGAGCGAGCAAAAAGAAGCGCAACATTGAAAGGCAGAGTGTTCACCCCTGAATGGAAAGCAAAAATCTCGGCAAAGGCAAAAGGCAGAAAAGTATCTCCTGAAACGACTAGAAAAAGAGTTGAAGGATTGCAGCGGTATCATCAACAAAGAAGAGAGGCCAAGATTGCAAGTTGCTAAGAAAAAACAGATAACATGCGTAAAAACAGCATGTTGCATAAGATTCGGTGGGATGGGTGACATGCTCCAGGCGGCTGTTGTTTTCCCGCGGCTGAAGGAGCAGGGCTACCATGTCAGCGTGATGACCACACCGAAAGGGATGGACGTGATCCGCCATGATCCGAACGTTGACGATTTCTTTCTCCTCGATCAGGACCAGGTTCCCAATGGCGAACTGGCGGCGTTCTGGAAGTTGCAGGCGCAGCGGTTTGACAAGTTCGTGAATCTCTCCGAATCTATCGAGGGAACTCTTCTTGCGCTGGCCGGCCGCACAAATCACGCATGGCCCGCTTCCGTTCGCCATAAGCGCATGAATACCAATTACCACGAATGGACTGCGGAGATTGCAGAGGTCCCGTTCAAGCCATGCAAGCTGTTCTATCCCACCAGCCTGGAAACATTCAATGCCGGGGAACTCATCGACCAGGCATCTTTCAATATCCTCTGGGCTCTTTCCGGGTCCAGCCTCCATAAGTTCTACCCTCACCAGGACGCGGTTATTGCCCGCATTCTCCTGGAGATGCCCGAGGCCCGCATATTCCTGGTGGGTGATGAGGCTTGCCGGCTGCTGGAACAGGGCTGGGAGAATGATCCCCGCGTCACGCTTCTGTCTGGCAAAATGCAGATCCGGGAGACGCTGACCCTTGCCGGTATTGTGGATCTGGTTGTCGGCCCGGAAACGGGTGTACTGAATGCGGTGGGCATGGAGAAAAACCCGCACAAGGTCATATTCCTTTCACATTCGTCCGCCAATAATCTTACGAAGTACTGGGTAAACGTCCAGGCACTCACGCCTGTATCATGCCCATGCCATCCTTGCCACCAGCTACATTACACAGCCGAATTGTGCAGCCAGGATGCGGAGACCGGTGCTGCGCTTTGCGCTCAGGATATCCCGCCATACAAGGTCTATGACGCCATTGAGAAGGTTTATAAGAACTGGAAACGGGAGGCACTGTGAATTACGGAGATATCGACAAGATTGCCAGGCGTGAGATGGCGGACGAGACCGGCACCGATAGCGAGAAATATATCAAGCCATGGCAGATGCTGGACTATGCCAACGAGGCTGTTAATGAGGCCAGCCGAAGGGCAAAGCTGATAGTTGACTCCACTACCACGGCTATCTGCCGGATTACAGTTGTTTCCGGGACCGCCGTATATACCCTTGACCCGCGAATTATAGCAATCCGCAGGGTGAAGCTGGCAAGTAACGCCAGGGTTCTCGGAAAGTCCGTTTACTGGGAACTGGATGAAGCGTATCCCCGCTGGGATGAAAGTACGGGGACGGTCGACAGGATTGTAACCGGAATGGATACGGACAAGATCCGGCTTTTTCGCATACCGACCGTAGCCGACACGCTGCAACTGACTGTTGTGAGGTTGCCCCTTCTTCCGTTGGCGAAGGACGGCGATACCCCGGAAATCAATGCCAGGTTTCACCGCTCGCTGGTCTACTATATCAAGCACAAGGCGTACAATAATCAAGATTCGGAAGTGTTTGACCCGAACAAGGCTGATGTTCACCTTGCGTTCTTCGAGCAGGAGTTCGGGCCGAAGTCGGCGGCGATCAATGAGGTTTTTGAGGAAATGAATTACGGGTATCAGCCGGGGGATGGACATTACTGAGAGGCAGGCTGAAGGCTGAAGGTAGAAGGCTGAAGGAGAAACCAGATGCAAATCACTGTTTCCGGCTTTGCCGGGATGAACAATCTGCAGGACAAGCGGCGGCTCGGTGGGCCGAAGCTCGGGAAGCAACGAGCGCCCGCCGAATGCCGGGAGATCGTGAATTGCGATATCACGGACTCGCTGGCGGCTCTTCGCCGTCAAGGTCATGCCCTGGCGCTGGCCGGGGCTCCCCATAGTTTGTGGAATACGCCTGATGAGACTCAGGCTTATTTCGTGGACGGTTCTTTCAAGCGGCTTTTTGCCGGTTCGCCGAATTACACGGCGGCTTCGCTTCGCTCCCTGGCTGCTCCTACTTTCCCCATGAGCTACGCGCCGGTGAATTACCTGACGGCCTGTTCCAACGGGATTGACCTGTTCCTGATAGAGAACGGTGTTGTTTCGGAGTTCGTGTTTTCCTCGGCAGAGTTCAAGGAAGCGGTCATGGCCGGTCATATCCTGGCCTACTTTAACGGCTGTCTCTATATCGCGGTGGGCAATGCGCTCTACCGGACTGATCCCTACGATATCCAGCGCCTGGACGAGCGGGATGATCCGTTTGTTTTCGGCGAAATGATAAACATGGTCCTGCCGTGCGGGAAAAACGGAATGTATGTCGGGGCGGATAAGGTCTACTGGCTCTCCGGTCGGGGGCCTGACGAGTTTACCCCTTCCGATGCCTACGATGGCACGGTGATTGAGGGGACCGGTCTTGTCCTTGACGGCGCTCTGCTGGCGGAGAAGGATTTTCCTATTCAGTCGGGGCCTGCATGCATCTTCACGGCGGAAAACGGAATATGCGTCGGCAATGACCAGGGGCAAGTCATAAATCTCACTTCGGATTCACTCGGCTTCGCATCTCAACAGCGCGGGGCCGCTCTTATACGGAAAAACGGCGAGTTTAACCAATACATTTCTTGGGTTTAAAGGAGGTAGGTCATGAAGTTGTCAAGCGGGTTTGTGGCGGCACTGTGCCAGGGTGGGGGGTATTTCCGTAACATGGCGAATGGCGTGTTAAAGCTGTATTCGGGCGCGGAACCCGCGACGGCAGACGCGGCGGTAACGGGTTCGTTGCTGGCTACTCTCACCAAGAGCGGCAGCGCGTATACGCCGGAAACTCAGGCTGAATGGAAGATCACCCTTACCGGTGCAGCCGGTTCGGTCAATACCATCAAGATCGGCGGTCTGGAAGTCCTCGGCACGGCGGTTGACTTCATCACGGACCTGACGACCACGGCGGCGGCGGTTGCGGCCATGATAAACAATCACAGCACGGCTCCGCAGTTCGTTGCCCGGTCAAGCGGGGCGGTTGTCTATATCAAGGCCCCTATCGCCTCGGGAACATCCTACAATGCCCTCGTCTGTGCAACCACAGTAACAACCATGGCGGCGACGGTCGCCGGGGATGGTACACCCGCAGGATCAAACGGGACTGCCGGGGTTGCGGCGGCGAACGGCCTGAACTGGCAGTTTCCCGCAGCCGATGGAGTTTTTACGAAGGAAACGACCGTATGGCAGGATTCCTCCGCCGATGCCTCGGGAACGGTCGGCTATGCCCGCCTCGTCCTGGACGGCGCGGATGACGGAACCTTGAGCACTTCCTTCCGGCGAGTTCAGTTTTCCGTAGGCACTTCCGGCGCGGACATCACCAGCCAGATACTCACGACTACGGCGGCGGCTCCGGCCATTCTTAATACCCTGTCTCTCACGGCTACAAAATCCGCATAACCGGGGGCGTCCGTGGCTGAGTTCAATGGAGCTTCAAACTTCCCTTTTCCCACTGCAAGCGGGGTTATCAACGGCGTCAATGGCTCTGCTGATTTCCCCTTTCCAGCGGTTTCCGGGGCTCTCCTGCTGGCGATTGCCTTTGATGGTGCGGCGTCGTTCCCTTTCCCGGAGGCCGCTGGCCGGTTAAACCAATACTTCGACGGCGTGGCGGAGTTCCCGTTTCCTACCTGTTCGGGTGCGCTGGTTCTCGGAAGCGCGTTCGACGGCGCTGCTTCTTTCCCCTTCCCCTCGGCTCGGGGGACCATGGAAGCGGCATGGATCGGCGCGGCATTTTTCCCCTTCCCTACCGCAATCGGGGTTTTGGCGGCTTCAATCCCGCAAATGGAGGGTGCGGCATCGTTCCCCTTCCCCGTCGCAGTCGGCATCATGGCAGGCGCAAACCCGGACGAGTTTACAGTCCTGGTCATGAACCTGAAGAATAAGGTCGTCTCAATTTTCCAAAACTACAACTTCAATTCCGCCTGCAAGCTGAACGGCGTCTACCTGGGGGCGGCTTCCGATGGTATTCATATCCTTTCCGGGGCCGATGACAACGACGATCCCATAAGCGCCTCGATCACCATGGGGGATTCGGACTTCGGCCTGCCGAATGTGAAGATGATCCCGGAGCTTTTCCTTACCCTCTCGGGCGGGGAGATGGAGGTTTCTGTGTCCCGCGACCAGGCTGCGGAGATGGGAGACGCGGAGAATGATGTAAGAGGCCCCTACCCGGTTCCGGCCCCTGCGGATGGGAAGACGCAGACAAAACGGGCGAAGCTGCCGCAAGGTTTCCGGGGCGGACATTGGCAATTCAAGATTGCGAACGTGGCCGGGGGAGATTTCAACCTGCAATCCATCGAGATCCCGGTGGAGAAGTCACAGAGGAGGCTCAACTGATGGGTGCAGGAATCTATAATTTCGTCGTGGAGCAGGGAGCTACCTGGAGCAAGCAGTTCTTTTTCGCGCAGAGCGATAAGGGGCTAATCACTCAGGCCGACTCGGAAAACTCAATAGTCGTTGACGCCACGGCTAAGACTTTCACCCGCGACGATGGCGGCTCATGGATTGATGACGGCCTCCAGGTGGGTGATTATCTGGTCAATGCCGGGCTCCAGGAGCAGGAAAACAACGGCTCTCACATCATCACGGCACTGACGGCGCTGGTAATCACATGCGCGGGGTCCACGCTGAAGGATGAAACGGCGGTCCCATCCGTGACTGGTGAGCAGATCGTCATTCTGAAGGCGGAAGACCTGACCGGCCTGACCGGTGCGGCGATGGTTCGGAAGAGATACAAGGACACGGCGGCGGCGGCGACTATCGCGGTTTCTTTCGATGCCCTCCGCGTCAATGGCGCTGTTACCCTCTCTATGGCAAACACCGTCACGGCGGCAATCACATGCGGCGAAGCTGTTGATGCGCCTGCCAGCCAGTACGTTTGGGATTTCGAGACTACCAAGACCTCAACTGGGGTTGTGACAAGAAGACTTCAGGGCGTCGTATCCGTTTCCCCGGAGGCGACAAAGTGAGCGACGAACAGGATATAACCGTTGTCGTGTCGTCAGAGGCGGGGGTGGTTGTCGTCCCGGCTCCCGATGCTCCGCAGCCGGTGGTTGTCGCGCCTGCCGATCCTCCCATGGTTGTAATCGTGGGGAATATTCCGGGCGCGGACGGTGCTGATGGCGAACCTGGAGCGGACGGATTACCGGGGACTCCCGGCGCAGCGGGGGCCGATGGTGCTGCTGGAGCCGATGGGCAACCGGGGGCTGATGGACTGCCGGGCGCGCCCGGTCAAAACGGCCAGGACGGAACAGACGGCCAGGACGGCGCTCCGGGCGCAGATGGTGGAGATGGATTAAGTGCCTACCAGCTTGCACTAGTTGCCGATCCTCCCTTTGTCGGGACTTTGGAGGAGTGGTTGCTGTCGCTACAAGGTGCTGACGGTGCTGACGGCACTCCGGGAGCGGATGGCCAAGCGGGAGCGGACGGCTTAAATGGTGCTGACGGCGCTCCGGGCGCGCCAGGCTTAGACGGCGCTGACGGCGCTCCAGGGACGCCAGGCTTAGACGGCGCTGACGGCGCTCCAGGGACGCCAGGCTTAGACGGCGCTGACGGCGCTCCAGGGACGCCAGGCTTAGACGGCGCTGACGGTTTAGATGGCAACGACGGCGCGGATGGCGCAGCAGGAGCCGATGGAGCAGACGGTATTGGAACTGCCGAGTCTGTTGGTGCCTTAGTAAATTCTCTCACGGCTAAAACTACGCCTATTGATGCCGACCAGCTTGGCCTGATGGACAGCGCGGCAGCGAATGTCTGGAAGAAACTGTCCTGGGCAAACATCAAAGCAACGCTGAAAACTTATTTTGACACCCTTTATCCTTCAGGCTCTGGGACTTCAACCGGGGCAAATACGGGAGATCAAACCCTTCCTACAACACTTCCTCCGAATGGTTCTGCTGGCGGGGATTTAACAGGAACTTATCCTAATCCTACTCTTGCCGCTCTTGCTTCTCCTCCTACAGGTAGCTTTACAAACGCTAGTGTAACTGTTGACGCTAAAGGTAGAATAACTGCTGCTGAAAGCGGCGCTGTTGTTAGTGGTTCAAGTACCAGTAAAAATATAGCACAAACTGCACACGGGTTTAGCATTGGTGAAATACTGACATTAAGCGGCAGCACTTACGTAAAAGCCAAAGCAGATAGTGTAACGACCTCAGACGTTGTAGGCATGGTATCCGCCGTAATAGACGCAAACAACTTCACACTCACTTGCTCAGGTTTTGTTTCCAGTCTGACAGGATTGACAGCAGGAGAGACGTACTTTCTTAGCGACAGCACAGCGGGAGCTATCACACTCACCGATCCTACAGCAATAAATTCGGTGTCCAAGCCTGTTTTCCTGGCAGCCACTACTTCCAGTGGCTATGTAATCAACTATCGCGGACTGATAAATGACGCCCCTGTTATTGCCAAGATTCTGACCGGGTATGTTTCCGGTGCAGGAGTTGTTGCAGCAACAGACTCGATTCTCCAGGCAATCCAGAAGTTAAATGGGAATGACGCTACCAACGCGAATCTGACAGGCCCCATAACCTCGGTTGGCAATGCCACCGCTATAGCTTCTCAGACTGGGACTGGCTCAACCATTGTTGTCTCCGCCTCCCCGACTCTTACAGGAACTACAATATGCCCCACGATAAATGGTGGTACTGGAGCTAACGATGACATTACTATTCAAGGCACGTCAAACAGTACGAGAACAACAAGTTATGTAAATTTACAGCCTAATGGTGGTACTGTTGGAATAGGGACAGTAACTCCCGAAGCCGCCCTGGAGATTGGTTCGTATGGTAATCTTAGATTATCAGATTCTAATGTTTCAAGAATAGAAATACTTAACGGAGGAGCAAATAATAGTTCTCTGCTTTTTGACGCGGGATATTCTGGAGGGTATAAGAGTTCAAGTGCTCAAAGTAATTTCATGATAAATAAAGATGTGACAACACTGAATTTTAAGTACGCAGCGGGAGTTAGTGTTGGTAGTACAGTTACTTGGATTGCTGGCTTGGTGTTTGATACAAGTGGTAGGTTGGGGATTGGAGTATCACCTAGTTACCTTCTCCAAGTAAATACCGACTCCGCCGGAAAACCTGGAGTTGGTGGGTTATGGACAGTAGTCTCGGATGAGCGGATTAAAAAGGACATAGTTAATGCCGATCTGACACTTTGTTATGAAAATATAAAAGCAATCCCCCTTAAATACTTCGGTTGGGCCGACGGGGTTTATTCTGAAGAACAGGTTAAAGACAGGCATAATCTGGGCTGGATAGCCCAAGATGTTCAGAAGGTATTTCCTAAAGCAGTAGGTGTTACACCTTTTACAAAAGCAGAGAAAGTTCCTAATGGAGTTGAAGAGTATGAAGAGCAGGATTTCATTCTAGAACAGGTGATTAAGAAGAATGTAACCTTTGATATAGTAAATGGTAAAGCTAAAAAAGTGGTAACTACTGAAATAGTTGAGGAAAAGAAACTGCTTTATGATGTTATAGACATTGTAGACGATAAAGGCAAACCTGTTTTAGGCGAGAAAGGTGAACAGGAGAAACATCAAGTCCCCAAGATGGTCAAAAAGAGTAGAGATAAGGTCAAACAAGAAGTCATAGAAGACTGTCTTGATCTTAACTCCGGGCAATTAATTGCAACACTATACGGCGCAGTTCAGCATCTGATGATAAAGGTCGAAGACTTGGAAAAGAAACTAAAGGTTAAGGTGTAATCATGGGAGATAGTTCAAAGGCGATATCAAGTGGTGAGATTTTAGTCAAGGCGACTGGCGCGGAGGTCACTACAGGCACGGATGATGCGAAGTTTGCAACGGCGAAGGCTCTTGCCGACGCCGGTAACGTGCTTACTACCAAAGTCCAGACGCTTACGAATAAATCTATCTATCTTCCTGATGGACAGGGGTTAAATTACACACTCGCGGCGAGCATCGCTTCCAGCAACCTTGCTATCGCACTCAAAACCTTCGCCGGAACAGATCCTTCGGCAACGGATGTAGCCATATTCAGCATAGGTGCGACTATGCTATCTGTTTCTGCGGCTCTTTCGGTTGCCGTGAATGCTGCAATGGGAGATATCTTCGCCTGGGATGCCGGGAAAATCCAGGCAAACGACGCTCAACTGTTCGTATATCTCATAAATAATAACGGCACTCCGCAAATCGGGGTTTCGCCATGTCCGACCCTTCTTTCCGTAGCGACGAATTATTATGATGCTGGTGGGCAAACCGGCGCAGCAGGTCATAAAAATATCGTCATGAGCGGCACACGGAACGCTACAAACTCTTGTCGGGTTATCGGGAGGATCAATGTAAGCCAAGCAGATAACAATAACTGGCAAGCGCCAACAGCATCTTTGACGATAAACAGCCCCATCTTTGAAACTGATTGGCTGAACTACGTTTCTACTTATACGGGGTATTCTACCGCCCCATCCAGTAATGTTAGTATCTACAAGGTCAAGGGTCAGGATGTGTGGGTAACTGAGCGCGAGAATGCTGCCGGAACAAGCAATTCTACATCAACATCAATGACTATGCCTGTGCTGTCAGTTAATAGCACTGGTCTATACTGGTATGGCATTCTCCATAACGTAATAGATAATAATACAAGCACTGTTACGCTAGGAGATTGTCTGCTTGCTTACAATAGCAGGGCTTTGACTCTCAGGAAACTGCCTGACACAGCTGCTTCATGGACCGGATCAAGTAACAAAAGGTGTAGCTTCACAAATCTGGTCTATCGAGCGACCTGATGCCTCTCAAACTCCAAATACTCTCCACGGAGGGCGCGAAATGGCTAGGCTGGTGTAAAACCCGGCTGGTGGCATTTGCTTTGATGAGGAGACCCGGACAGATATTTAAAAAAACGTACATTCTCCCCGACAACATCATGGCTCAAATTATTTCCTCAGACATTTGCGACATTATCCGAATATGGGGTGGAGCGGCTGCGGGTTTCATCTGCCACCCTCGGAGTGTTTCTTCCCCTGGAGGATTAAAGCCGGACGGGGGCGAGATCAGCACCGTATACGATTACCCCCTGGTAGATGACGACCAGGGAAGCGTTGTCCTCACGTCGAGTGAAACAGACCCGGTTACATGGGAGGCATCGACTGACGTTGAAAACTACGGTAATACTGATTGGCTCGGCGATGATGGGACGGTGTTGTCCTGGAGAGGTCCGGCAGGGCGGGATTTCCCTTTCGATACCGGTATATTTGTTTCTGGACTGACTATAGGAGATGGAGAAACCACCCTCGGGGAGCCACGTTATACCGTTTTCATGCCCTATGTTTACCAAGCCGGGGAGGTTTATGCCACGGCCCCGCAGGTTGGTGTTACACCCGCAAAAGTGCTTGGAGCGGCGTTCGTCGCTGACGGCAGGCTGATTGCTGTTGTGAACAATAATTACCAGGATGTTCCCAACCCTGCCGGTGCTGTTGGCGGGTTTTTCGATGAGGTCTGGTTAACTGGTGGGAGTGATGGATTATTTGATGAGGCAAAAAATACTGGAGGCTGGCGCAGAATTGGGTATAAACACGCAGGTAGACCGGAAAGCTGCTGGTTTTTTAATAGCAGCGGGATGCTTGCGGTCAACGACGCGCTCACCCTCACAGTCAATGACGATCTCAATGGCGTAGTGTTTGGGCAGATCGAACCTGTATATGGCTCACGCACTAACCATCAAGAAGGCCGATCTGATTGGGGTTATTCTCAGTCAGGCCAATGGCCGGGTAACTATCCTGATTACGCGGGTGCCGTGCTGAAGGGCCTCACGGCGATGGTAATTGGCTCGGAACTCACCAGCAATCATTTTGATATAAACACAGAAAATCAGGATTTAGTTTTATATAACAACGGAGAACCGACACCAGAAGTATTTACTATATCTTTAACATCAGGCACACAAGACCCTTGGGGTATGGGCCTGGCAGTATTTGAGGAGGCCACTTTATCTGGTGTGAACTGCGGCTGTTCTGCTCCTGTGGACGTATGGACAAGGATAGGTTTTGATCCTGTAGCTGATTGTGTTGTTGATGGAGACAGGCGAAGTGTAACTGTCACCAGAACAATTTCCTGCGTTGGTACGGGTGATGCTACGGCTACGGTCACTGTGGACTGTGGCCCTAATTTGGGTACTGGTATGGGGTGGGTGTTCACTGGAGCAGTGGACTACCCTGAAACAACAGGAGCGAATTGTTATGGTAATGTTTGCACTTGTGGCTTTCAACAAGGAACTATATATAGTTCTGGACCTACTTTATATATAGAGACAATTGAAGCATGTAATCAGTTCAGACCAGACGTTACTGATTGTGTTTGTAATGTTTATCCACCTTTAGGCACTTACGCACCATGTAGTTGCAGTGACCTAGGAACAGAGGTGTACACAACGCTTCGTAGAGAGCAATATACTTGGTTATGCTTAGCTAATTATGATAATAGTTTATGGCATATCTATCTGCGTGGAAATAATGGTCCCGCTTATGTACCTTAAAGAATATATTTATGGTCTTTTGAAAAATGGGTTAAAGGGAGATTACCAAGCTTTTACTGATTACTGCAAGATTGCTGGAATTGTGAACCTTCCTGTAAACAAGTTCATAGATTTGGAATTTGATTTAATAGTTGCTATGCGGGATGTTCCTACGGTTTGTCCCTATGTGTCTTATATGAGATACAAGCAGTTAGATTTTATGAAGTTACCGCCTTTAACAGAACAAGCTAAGAACTTAGTAAGATCAGCATGGGACTTTGCTAATAGTGGTTTTGAATTAGCTTCTGATGATGAGCAAGAAATAAGATATAATATCTGTAGCATCTGTGATTACCTAACTGGTGGCAGATGCTCGAAATGTGGTTGTTTCATGAAGTTTAAAGCAAAGATCAAAGTAGTATCTTGCCCAGATGGGAGATGGTAAATGTCGAGTTGTGAAGGCCCACTTTATTCGTGTGGAATTACTGTAAATTGGCAAACTGCCGTTGATAACGTAGGGGTATTGTCTCAAACGATAGATACCAAACGCTCTTTTATGTTGGGGGCTACAGAGATCATTGTCGCAAAACGTGTCAGAACCTTTACGATTGCTGTAGATTATGGGTGGGCAGATGAAAATCCGTTTTTGATTTATAATGATGACGGGCCTGGGCTTTGCGCGACAATCAACAGGCATATGACAGGTTCTATCAGTGAGGATTACCAGTACACAACAACGGTTCTGCATTTCCTTGATACGCGGTACAATAATGCCTTTGGTGTTGAAAAGGTGGAATCTATCACGTTCAGCGACGGTGCCGCGGAAGAGATTGAATTTATCGGTGTGTGG